ACGGCGTCGCAAGTTTTAGGGCCGAACTGGCCGTCGATGGGGAGGCGACATCCGAGACCGGCGAGCGCGAACTGGAGCTCGGAGACGTTACGCCCCGACGATCCGAGATGGAGTTCTGGGACTGCTCGTCCGTTGTAGCGGGTCCCGACATCGTGGAGGGCGTGATAGACGGCCGCTAGGCCATCGGTCCCCGTGTGTGGAGGTGTTGAGGGTGTCGAGAGAGTCTGGATCCCTGGGAGGATTCCAGCGTTCGTCCAGTTACGGCCCTTCCCGAGGTCCTCTACTACTCCCCACGCTTTACCGCGTGCTTCGATAACGTCGGCACCATTACCGACCGAGAGCGCTATGTGGCCGAGAGGTCCGTAACCCATAGTCCCATTAGCGGGACCCATGATAAGGACCGCGCCGGCGGTATGGAGAGCGACCTCGACTGGGCGGGTAAGTCCCTGGGCGATTAGGTAGCGAGCGATCGAGGCGCTATTCGTTCCCACTTCACGAGGAAGAGGACGTCCGATCCATTTAGCGCCGGTCACTATGAGACCCGAGCAGTCATAACTAGCGGGGCCGAAGCGAACGAGATCACTCGACGCGTCGTAGGGTTTGCCGACTTGGAGTCTCGCCCATGCGATTAGATCGTCTCCGCTTGCCATGTGCTTATCTCCTAAGAGTGCTCGAGGCGTTCGACACGCCTAACGAGGTCGCGGTCTTCTTGTGCAAGGCGCAGAGAAGGCGGAAGGATGGGACGCCCGAGTGGGAGTCCCTCGGCGAGGGTGACCTCGATAACGTCGAGGCCGTTCTGGTCGATTTTGCAGGTCCAGGCGATGATCCGGTAATAACCTTCGATCGAGACGCCGGTGTCCTGGGCGCTAACCCAGACTTGATCGCCGAGGTTCCACGATCCGAGGGGCCATCGGTCAGAATCTAAGAGGACCGCGGTCGTCGTTACTGGAGGAGCGAGACGTCGATCGAGTTCTCCGGACGCGAACGTGGCGAGCGTCCCGACGTCTGTCTCATCGGAGACGGTTATCGTCCCCTCGATGTAGGTCCCTTCGGGGGTGCTCGCTGCGCCGATAACGGTTCCGGCTCCAGCGTCCCCGCCGATCGCTTCGATGAAGGAGGCGAGCTTCGTAGCGTCCACCTCGACGGGAGCGAGGAGGACATCGTGACCATGAGCCCAGACGATCGGAGTCGTCGACCCCTGGTACGGATACCACACTTCGAGAGATGTCTCGGGGTGTGGTGGGATCGCCGAGGTATTCCAGCTCGGGCGGGAGTTGATGTCGAAGCCGTCACTCATAGCGGAGAGCGCCTCGACGGTTTCGCCTATCGGCTTACGGTCGCGCCCTAGATAACTTAAAGTTCGCAACGTTCCCGAGAGACTCGGGTAGAGGTTCACGCTCACGCCCAGAGGGTTAGGGAGAGTCGTGTGAGACGTGTCGGCGTGTGCGGTAGTGAAGAGACTCGCGACGATAGACATCTGATCGGTCGAAGTGAACGTCGTGTCGGAGCGGATCGTGCGGCGTCCCTCCCGGTAGTAGGACATCGGTCCGGCGCCGGCGACTCTGACTTCCGGGTTCTCTGAGAGGTCACGCTTCCAGGCCCAGCAGATGCCGCCCCAGACGAGGTCCGCTCCTCGAGTTATCCAGAGGGTCGTCGCGCCTGGTTCCAGATACTCGCGAGACGCCTCGAGGGCTCGAGCGGGGATCGACGCGTCGAGACTGCCGGGACGGTTTAGAACATCGCCGAACGTGAGGCTCGAGAAGGGGATCTCCCCGCGGAACTGTGTCCCGGTGATGTCATAGGAGAGAAGTCGGTAGACGGCCACTAGCTAGACGAGGGTCTGCTCGCCGATGTCGTCGAAGCTCCACGAGCCGATCCCTACGGAGACAGTCCCCGAACCGCCGAAGCGGACGGCGGTTAGTTTGTAAGTATGAGAAGCGGCGGTCGGTGAGTCCTCAACAAAGAACGAGACCGGGTAGGTGACGTTCGCGGCGGGGACGGTGAAACCGACCGCTTGTCCGTAGGCGGCTCCGTCTTTGTAGACGGTGAGAATGATCGGATCGGCGGCGACGGTAGAAGAGACCGGGACGGAGAACTGGTAACGGTAGCGACGCCCCGCGGTAGTTGTTAGCGCTCCAGTCGTGGAGCCTGTTACGTCTGTCGTCGTGCCGACGATGGAGCCGGTCGAGGTTGTGCTCCCCTGGGCTAACTGTCCTCGAGCGCCGAGACCAGGTCCCGCCCAGACACGGAGCTCGGTGATGTTCGCAGTAAGGATCGACGCCGCACCCGAAGCGATAGAGACGCTAGCTAGAGCTAGGCATCGAGTCGGCGTAGCGGGTACGCCGGCGCCAGCGGTTCCCTGTACGACCTCGACGGTCTTTACGTTAGAGGCGTCTCCGTACTCGGTGTCCTTGACGCGTGCGACGATAAGGTCGATACGTGTCGAGCCTGCCGCGTTGGCGGCGATAGCGAGGTTAACGATCGCGTCGTTAATGAACGGATAGAGACCGATGACCGTCTGGGCGTCTGAGATGAGGGCCTTCCCTACGGCGACGTCGACGCTCATGTTCGCGCCTGCGGCCCGTTGGGAGACGTCTAGGTCGGCGGATCCGAGGACTCCCTGGGAGAGGAAGAGACCGGCGAAGATACGACGGAAGTCGCGCGCATGATTTACGGCGCCCGCATTTTCGAGGAAGGAACTGTCGACGGTCATAGCAAACTCCTAGAGCTGGAAGGCGGATCGGAAGAGGTAAGAGACGGAGGCGTTATTCCCGCCGGCGACGGTCGTAACTGTCGAGGATCCAGTAGCGAGAACTCCGCTACCTGTCCACCATGTCGAGAGGGTCCGGTCGATCGTGGAGGAGACGTCGACGCTCCCGCCTGCGGTGAACGGATCTATGAGGATCACGGTCCGCTCGGCGAAGTCGATCTCGAGGGAGCGTCCCGGTGAGATCGTTAACGACTCGAACTCGACGCGCTCCCCTGTCGTCTGGTTTACGACGACCGGATTCGTGACCGCTTCGGAGGTCGGGGCGATAGTGATCTTTAACGAGGTCGGAGCGTTCCCTAAGTTGTTAAGAGTCGCAGTCCCTGCGGTAGCGATCCCATAGGCGAACGGATACGCGAACGGATAGGCGAGACCTCCGGAGATAGCTCCGAGGGGGACGGTCGTAGAGGTCGGGGTCGCGTCGTAGAAGCGAGGGTCGAGGGCTCGGAACTGTACGGCGACTCCAATAATGCCGCTCCCTACGTTCTCGAGGTTCGGGATGCTACGTCGGGGACGGCCGTAGACGATGAAGTCTTGAGAGGGTGTCGAGACCGTTAGCTCGAGCGTCTCGTCTGCTTGTCCGTAGGCTCCCTGGAATGTTTGGAGAGCGGCGAGGGCCGCAGACTCGGAGAGAAGGTTCGACCAGACCGAGAACGAGATGTCCCTCGAGGATGGTAGATCGGAGCCGTGTGTAGTTGATCCCCATCCGTAAGGCTTGAGAGCATCATTCGAGCGGGGCGAGTCAATACCGAAGAGGGCGGGCGCCTCAATGAAGGGCCACGCGGTCCCGGTTCCTACGGTCACTCCTCGGAGGGTGAGAGTCCAGGACATTAGAACGCCCCACTAAGGCGAGCGAAGGTGAGCTCCTCGCGAAGTTTTGAGGCCGCGGACGCAGCATCCCAGGCGAGGATCGTTCCGACTTGGACGGTGGGTCGAGTGCCGGCGGCGACTTGCTCGGGAGTGGAGACGAGCTCTCCGTTACGTAGGAGGGCGAGCCCTTCGGACTCTCCGAACGGGGCGTTAAAGATTCCGCCGTTATGGAGTGTCGGGATCTTCGGGATACCTGGTCCGTCCCAGTTGAGGGCGATCCGATCGGGTAGTCCGGGGATCCAGTCGGGGACGTCGATGTCGAGGTGGATCTGGAGGTTCTTGTTAATGAACGCGATCGCCCCGTTAATGAGGCCGATGACGGTATTTAGGACGACTTTTAGTCCTCGGACTAGAGGGTCGAGGATCGCAGTAAGGGCTCCGGAGATTCCGGCCCAGAGTGCATCCCAGCCGGCGCGCAGTAGATCGGAGAAGCCGGTCCAGATTCCGAGGAAGAGATCTATCCAGGCGCGGATCCCGTCGATGATGAAGTTCACGGCGCCCATGATGGCGTCCTTAATCTGCTGGAAGTGAGTCACGACGAAGAGGACGATGAGTCCGATCGGTCCGGTGATGATCGCGAGGAGGAGTTGCCAATGGTCGGAGATGAAGCCGACGACGGAGCCGATCACGTCCTGGACTGCGTGGAACGCTCCGATAAATACGTCTCGGAGGACGCGGCCGATAGCGTCGATGATGTTCCGGAAGGGCTCGAACTTTTTGTAAGCGATGTAGATTACTGCGCCGAGTGCGACGATAGCTAGGACGATGGCGACGATCGGGTTCGCTGCGATGACGAGGTTAAGGAACTCGAACGCGGTCGAGAAGAGTTCGACGGCGGCCGCTATCTTGGAGAAGATTCCCCCGATTACCTTAAACGCGATGAACGCCTCGACGATCTTTACGAGAAGCTCGGGCGGTATCGCGGCGAGAAGTTTCGCTCCGATCGTTACGAGATGAGCGAGAGCCGGTAATGCTGGGGCGAGTGCCTTAAACGCGGAGACGAGATCGCCTCCGACGGCGAGGGCTACGGTCCCGAGAGTCTCCCCTAGAGGGCCGATCGCTGGGGCGAGTTCTGTGAACGCGTCCATGAGGGCGCCGCCGAGGAGCGTTGCGACCTCTGCGATAACTGGAGTTAGCGAGACGATGATCGGAGTAAGTGAGGTAGCGAGCTCGCCGACGAGTCCGCCGATGATCGTTAATACTGGAGTCAATAGGGGAAGGAACGCGGCGACCGCCCCTCCGATAGCTGCGGCGAGAGGGACGAGAGTCGTCCCGAGAGAAGTGAAGACCGGCCCGAGGGAGACGAAGACATCTCCGAGAACTCCGATCACGGGAGCGATCGCGGTAATGAGTCCGCCGATAGTCGTAGCGATAGTCCCGAGGATCGGACCCATCGACTCGAGGAGCGGACCGAGGACAGTTACTAGAGGTCCGATCGCTTGCGTGACGGCGTCTCCGATAACGGGGAGGACGGCCATAAGGACCGGGGCGATCTGTTGGATGAGCGGGAAGAGGGCTCCTCCGATTCCTTCTTTAAGGTTTCCGAACTGTACGGCGAGGACTTTCATCGGATCGGCGGCGGCCTCTGCGGCCCCTCCGAACTCTTTAGAGACCTCCGCGAGGATTACCTTCTGAGCGCCGAGGATGTCCCCGGTCGCGGTTAGGGCTTTGACTTGTTCCTTCTGGGCGTCGGTGAACTGGACGCCGGATCGAGTTAGCTTCGACATCCCGTCGACGGGATCGTTAAGGGCTTTCCCTAGGAGCATTACGGAGCCCTGGACATCGGTCCCGAGAGCTGCGCTCATGTCGAGGGCGGCCCTCGTAGTCTGGTCGAAGACATCATTCCCGACGCCGCCGAGGTTCTTGATGTTCGTAAACGTCATAAGGACGTTCTCGCCCGATGCGATAACTTCGTCGTCGATACCTGTCTTAGCGGCGAGAGCCTGCGCGAGTGTGTCGACTTGCTTCGCGCTTACGTTCGCCGCTCCCCCTGTCGAGGTAATGACCGCATTAGTGAGGCGACCTATCCGCTCACTCTCGGCGAACTCGGCGATCGTTCCTTTAAGGAAGCCGCCGATCTGGACTGCCGCGAACGCTCCAGCGGCGGCCGCAGCGATCCCTCCGAACGCTTTCCCGAAGCCGGTCTTCATGTTCTCGGTCTGCTTGTTGAGGCCGTCGGTTAGTTTGTCGAACTTCCCGTCGACATCTACGTAAGCGGTACCGGCTTTATTCATTACCGAGACCTCCGAAGATCTGAGAGCGGACACTATCTAGGTCGATCCGAGGAGTCTCGGGTTCGATTCCCCCGTTAGGTCGAGGGATGACGAGCTGGTCGGGGATTTTCTTCGCACCGTTAGCGGCGAGGAACGCCCGGAGATGGGCATGGGATAACTCGGCGAGAGTTGCTAGAAGTTCTCGGTCTTCGGTCCAGCCTGTCCCGAGGTGACGGGACGTAGCAGAGTCCGATCCGAGATGGGAGACGTGTGTGTGGAGTTTGCGAAGACCCCAGGGGGAAGGACCGAAGAGGATCTCCCCGAGATCTATTTGGTACCGATGCCGGAAGTCGGCCTCGATCGGCCCCCACGCGTCAGACGCGAGGAGCTCGACGAGGCCGATTATTCCGGGACGGTGATGTCGTAGAGGTCGCTAACGATCGCGAGTAAGTCGTCCATTCCGAGGAGAGGGGCGACGTGGTTCGTGTGTTCTCCGAAGAGAAGACCGAGAGCGTCTGAGAACTTGCCGGCGGCCAGATACTCACCGAAGACGAGGGGCAGGCTAGAGGGAAGGTCGTAGACGATCTCTTCGAGCTTGACTTGTTTCGGTGTGTGCAGGACCTCGGAGCGTCGCGCGTCGAGGTTAAGTATGTCGGCCATCTGCTAGCTCGGGTAAGCGGTCGTCGAGGACGAGATGTAGGAGAAGATGTTCCCGCTCGAAGGGTTGAGGACCTTAACCGTGAGGCCGAAGGTTACGCTCTCGTCCTTCTTAAAGGTCAGATTCTCGACGCTTGAGACGATCGCACGAGGGAAGACCCAGCGGTCCGTCATCGTTCCATCCGTTAGCTCGATTCCGATAGCGCGCTCATCTACGAAGGACGAAGCCGGAGGAGTGTAAGTCGAGTAAGTCGTGGAGGTCGGTGTGAAGGATCCGCCGCCGAACGCGAGCTTAAAGGAGTCCGAGTTCGACTGGATGAGTGAGAACTTAACCTCGATCGAGCGAGCGGTCACGACGGAGCGAACCGGGTAGAAGGACTGCCACGCGGGGAGGTCCTTCATGTCGACGCTAGGGGTGATCTCTACGCCGGCCTCGTCGAGGAGTCCGAGGTCTGTCCACGTTGCGCCCCATGCGGCGGCGATCGTAGTAGGTGCGGCCGCAGTTCCGACGACGCCCATGTAGAGCGAACCGGAGACTCCGACGCGCACTTGCGCGGTGTTACTTACTGCCATGTCTGGCTCCTTTGTTTGTGTTCCGGCCGAGCCGGGTTAGTTGGCGCCCGAGGTTCGGGCCGGACTTGCTATCTAGTTACGCGCGAACACGTCGCACGTGAGGACATAACGCGGAGACGGTGGGGTGCGCGTACCGTCTGGGATCCATTGAGTGTCGGTAACGATCGAGACTCCCTGGAGAGTGCCGAGTCCGACCTGGGTAAAGTTCTTCGACATTCTTAGAGCCGCTCGAAGCGTCCTCGAGAGGAGGTTCGCTTCTCCCTGGGTGGGAGCCCAGGCGTCGATCTGTATCCGAGCGATGTCTCTCGCGTCGGGAGCGTCAGAGACCGGAGAGGAGATCCGTGTAATCGTGACATAACTAGCGGGCGGGGTTGAGGGTTGAGTGGTAGAGATCGCAGTCCCTACGAGAGCGGCGACCTCTGAGACTTGGAGAAGATAAGCACGTAAGAGGCGCTCGGTATCGGGTAGAAGGACGAGGGCCATGTCAAGCTCCTAGCGTGAGGCCGAGAGACTGGACCGCTCGACGTAGTGGCGCGCGTGGCGCCATGTTCTTAGAGCCGAACTCGATCCACGAGGCGGTCCCTCCGAACGAGTCGTTCCTGGGATGTCCGAGAGCGTGTGCCTCTACTCGAGGAAGTCCGCTCTCCCCTACCGTTACGTCCGCTCGATACGTTTTCGAGTATCTCGAACCGTTAGAAGCTGCGCGTCCTGCGATGTTCTGGGCGGTCTCGGTGAGACCGATAGCGAACTCGGGGTCCTTACGGAGCGCAGGGATGAGAGCCTTGTCGATGAAGAACTTAACAGTCGTCGCCATTATCCGAGGGTCTTTCTAAGGCGTGCTTCACGGTGTGAGGCGGTCCCAGTCCAGGGACTAAGGATCGTCTCGGGTTCGCCGATAACCTCGAAGACCTGGTCGTCGATCGTGACACGATCGAGACGGTCGAGTGGTGTAGCGGCCGGGACGAAGAGAACGAAGTCGGAGACGATCGTGTCTCGGTCGGACTGGTTCTCGTTCGATCCGGTCTGCTGGAGTTCTCCGAGGATGGAGAGCGTCTCATCGGTGGAGAGCGTCTCGTTCCCGTAACTGTCGACGGTCCCTGGTATCTGTCGAGAGATTTTTAGAGGCCGAGAGAATCGCACTAGCCGAGACCGATTCGCGTCGACATGACTCGAGGAGCGTAAGCCTCGAGGATGTCTTCCTGCGCGTCGGAGAGTCTGAGAGAGGAGTCGGTGCGGCCCCATGTGATCGAACGCTGGCCGAGGGTCTCGGCGTTCGCGCGTGCGGGATTTATCCAGAGGTCGCGGACGAGCTCGGCGGCGATTAGTCGTAGGTCGTCTCGGCATGGGCCGACGGTTACGTCGACTTCGATCGTGGTAGTGACTCCACCCCAGGCGCCGGCGGGGGCGGTGAGAGTCTGGGCGAAGTCGCCGGTTACGCGGATTAGTTCTCCGCGAGATGTCCAACGATACGAGCTCGGGAGGATCGTCGTCCCGTCGATCCGTACCGCCGAGATCGCGGTAATCGGTCGGACTGGGAGGATAACTATCGAGTCGAGACTGCCGTCGACGGTGACGGTCTGGGAGGTCTGTGTGAACTTGAGGCCCGGAACGTGAGAGACGAAGAGTCCCTCGACGAGGACGATGAGACGCTCGCAGCGTGCGACCTCTGCGGGGGTGAAGGTTACGCCGAGGAGGTCGGCGACATCGGTAGCGCCTGCGACGTGACTCATGGGGCCGAGCTCCTAGAAGAGAGAAGGGGGAGATGGAACCGGGAAGGGGACGGCGAGGGAGGACGCCATCGACCCCTCCCGGATCTCATCGTGGGGGTGTTGCTAGCTCTTTACGTCGACGAGTTTCGCGTCGCGGAGAATCTTCACTCCGTAGAGAGCGTCGAGCGTTACCTGTGCGCCGAGGGCGGACGGGTTGTAGCTCACGGTGGAACGGATTACTAGGCCGCTCTGAGGGTCACGCAGGGAAGCGGAGACCGCTCCGGATCCTGCGGGAGCATCGGGGAGTCCACGCATAGCGAGGATGATCGCTCCAGGTGAGAACGCCGGGTTATGAGTTGTCGTCGAGACTTTGGTAACGAGTTGGCTCATGTAGATGTCGAAGCCGTAGAGGCGTCCGATCTGTCCGTTCTGGAGTGCGCCGTTCTGCGCGTAAGCGAAGTAGGTAGCGAGGTTCGCGTCTCCGAGGAGGGCGATCTCATCCTTCGGGCTAACAACGAGAGCGCGTCCAGCCTGTGGGGCTTTTGCGTCGTTGAGTGCCTTACGTGCTGCGCGGATTGTTGCGGCGGTGATGTCTGTCGCAGTCGTGCCGACCGAGGTAGTAGCCGAGGCCACTAGAGCGGCGAGGTCTGTCTCGATCTGCTCGGCGAGAGCGATCGTCGCGGCTTCTACGTAGCGGGCCATGATGTCTTGGTTCGCTACTGCTCGGGCGAAGTCCTCGACGATGAACGAGACCTCTTTGTGCTTGTTGAGGGTGACGGTCGTGTCGGTCCCGGTTGGTGTCTGGGTTGTGACGTTGGAGCCGGCGGCCTTGTCATTCACGGAGAATGAGCCGGGGTAGGGAACGTGGAGAACGTCTCCTACTCCGAAGGCGGCGACGTCGGTGTCTTTTGTGACGATGCCGGCGAGGACGGTGTTATTCCGGAGAACTTCGAGGGCAGAGTTCGCCCAGATCTCGGGGATAAACGCGTCCGCCGTAGTTGCGGTTATGTTTGCCATTAGGTGTAGTTCCTTCGGTTAGTGCCGCGGGATGCGGCGGTTATTGTGTGATCCGTCCCTCGCGTTGTGCGAGGAGTATTGCTTCTCGGTTCGCCTGGAAGAACGTCGGGTCCTTGAGTTGTTCTCTCGTGAAGCTTCGAGCGGCTTCGGGACCTCGAGGTCCTCCATCTGCTCCGGGCCATACTGGAGAGGTCTCGAGTCCGAGGTAGGGCTTCTCGGTGAGTATCGAGTCGAGCGCCGATCCGATGGCGTCCTCTGCGACTATTCCGTCCGCCCCTCGCGGGAGGTCGGTTAAGTCGAGAAGGCGTAGCGCGTCGGCCGGGTCGCGGAATCGCCCCGCGGCTTGAGCTTTAATCGTCGCCTCGAGGAGGCGCTTCTCGTAGCTTGCGGACGTCGAAGCCGTCGCGGCTTCGGCTCCCTCTGCTCTCGCTATCGCGAGGGCTTTTTCTTGTTCGGTCATCTGCTCGAGGCGTATCGCTTCGAGTTGAGCGGTCATCTCGACGATCTGCTTCTCGGCAGTTCGACGAGCTTCGCGTTCGGCTTTTAGGGCCTTGACGCCATTCTCGCCGAGATCATCTCCAGCGGAGACTCCTACGGGAGTCTCCTCGAGGACAGTCTCGAGAACGGTTTCGGGATTAGTGTCGTCGGCCATCGCGGCCTCCTATTATGCAGGGGAACCGCTTCGCGCGGTTCCGTTTACCCGACCTCGTCTGGGCCGGTGAAGTTGTGAGAGCTCTCCGTAAGTACGGGACCGAGCTCTCCGTGTTCTCGGACGGTGACATCCGGGAGGACTGCCTTCGCGTCGTTAGGGACCTCCCCGTAGGAGATGTTTCCCTGGGCGTCGACATAACCTCCGACACTTTTTAAGCCGCTCGCATTGAGGCGGCCGTTCGGTCCTCGAGTTGTCTCCGAGTATTTTTCGCCGCTCGCCGCTCGTAGCGCGTCTAGTCGGTCGTTGTTTATCTTGTATTGACTGCCATCCGAGTCGAAGATCGGCTCGACTCCGCAGTCGCAGTTATCATGGATCGGGAGTAAGTCCTGGGTCTTGTAGACCTGAGTCGATGCTGCGACGCATAGGCCGCAGACTTTCCCGCCGGCGATGACTCTCTGCCATCCTCGGATCGATGGGACCCTTCGGCCGAACTCGTAAGCGGAGTCCCTCATCGCGAGAGTCGTGTCCGTGTTGATGTTCGTCTCCGCACGCCTTCCCGACTGGGATAGAGCGTCTCGGTATGGAGTCCCAGTAGAGACGAGGGTCCGGGCCGTGATGAAGGGACGAGAGTAGACCTCGGCGACTGGTACTCCGCCTCGAAGGTTCCCGACGATCGCGTCGACGTTTAAGTCTCCGAGATCTGGGGCGTGTCCTGTTTTAAGAGTTACGACCGTGTTTAAGTAACCGATCGTCGTTGCAGCTGCGGCGCCCTGGGCTCCTAGAGCTACGGGAGTTACGGCGTCTAGCCATAGGGAGAGCTCGGCGTCGGAGAGTCCTCCGAACTCTGTCCAGAGTCTCGAGACCTGCGCGGAGGCTTGTGTCCGGATCTTTACGATCGCGCCCTGGTGGGCTTCTATTAGCGGTCGGAGGTTAGCCACCGATCGCAGCGGTGAAGGCCGCGCTCGCGCTCATCGTGCGCCATCTGGCGACATCCTGGGGACTAACTCCAGGGAGCATCCCCCAGAGGGCCTCCTGTGGAACTCCGAGGGCTTGCATCTTTAAGACCGCGTCTACGGTCTCGCCCCAGGTTCTTTGCTCGATGTCTCTCCAGACGACCATCGACGCGCGATCCTGCGCTCGAGGATCTTTAGGATCTTTAGTAGCGATCGCTAGACGGAGGACTTCTTCCCAGCTCTCGGAGAACTGGTCACGATGGCGCGCAGTCTTAGCGACGAGTCCAGCCTCTGCGGCTTTGAGGGCTTCGGCGCTCGTGTTGACTTGACGCCCGAGGAGATAGTGGGGTGGCGTTTTTGTGATCGCTGCGAGGTGAGTGACGTCCGCCTCGATAGCGTCGATGAAGGGACGAAGATCGGTAGCGCTAAACTCTCCGAACTTCACGTCCGGATCGTCGACGACCCAGAGGCGAGTTATCGCAGCGCGGAACGGTTCGGGGACTCGCCCGGTCACGGGGTCCGGATCGAGATCCATTCCAGCGACCCATCTCTGGCGGAACGCTCCGAACTCGGCGGCGAGCATCCGAGTAAATAGCGTCCGGTTAACTCTGTCCTGTATGTCGAGGACGGCCTCGAACTCTCCGACGCCTCCACCTACGGGGGCGGGAGCGAGCGAAGGGTTAGCGCGGAACTCGACTAGAGGGACGATCCCGAGAGGGTTCGGAGCGGGCCATGTTTCCCCGTCGATCTCTCGACGGATCCAGTCGTTATGGATAAGGCTCTGGCCGCGGTTCGTGGTCCGATACTTGAGGACATAGTTCGGAAGGTAGAGAGTCGCGCAGACGTGGCCGTCGTCGTCGATCCATGCTTTAAGGCCGGCGGTCCGAGTACGGCGAGAGCCGCGCTCATAGGCGACGATGCATTGAGAGGGATGTTCGGGCGTGACGACTGGGTCTCCGCTAGGGGATCCCCAGACGAGGACGAAGGCTTGGCCGGTTACGAGGGCGGTCGTGTGGACGAGAGCGCTATCCGCGTCGAGCTGGTTTGCCTGCCATACGTTCCAGACCTCCGAGTCGAGTTGAGCATCGGTCGAGGATCGGAAGCCGATCACCTGGAGACGTTCTGCGGGAGCATCGGCTACGAGGCGGACCCAGTTCGTGCGGCCCATCTCTAAGAGTCGACGGTAAGCGGTCTCCGCGTCTAAGGCTTGCGCGGAGTTAGGCATCGTCGGCAGAGGATGATCTCCGGAGTAATACCTCTCGAGATGTTTGACGCTTCTCTGACGCGTGTCTAACGCGGCGAGAAGTTGAGAGAGAATAGCCTCCGGGGTTCCGGGGGCGGCGGTTGAGATGTCCACGCGTAGCGCCTCCGTCGGCGGTTAGAAGCCGGCGGCGCGGGTTTTCCGGCGGCGGCGAGACTTGAGGGCGCCCGCGGAGATAGCGTCTCCGCGTGCTTCCCAGGCGAGGATCGCTGCCATCGTGGCGTCGATCTTGTTAGGACTGTCGGGGTGTTCTTTCCGTAACGTGTAGAGAAGAAGACCGGACTCATCTCGGACTCGAGTCGCATAGCGACGAGAGTTAGCGACATGACGGGCGAGGTCTAGGTTCCCGTCGTGGCCGATCTCGGCAGACTGGATCGCAGTAGTGAACGCTCGAACGGCGTAGGCCATCGGCTTAATGCGATTAGTCCACCATCGGACGACGCGCTCCGCTCCATAAGTTCCCGCCCAGCGATCCACCGCGGACTCCCAGTAAGGAGGATCCGCATAGAAGCGCCACACGTCGAACGTCTCGAAGAGTTCCTCGACTGCCTGGTTCACTTCATCCTCGGGGACTTCCCAGAACTCGCCGGCGTCGGCGGGTTTTTCCCACACGCCCAGAGTCCAGAGATAGCCGGTCTCGACATGACACGCGACGAGAGCGGTCGCGTCGTGGAATCTTGCACCGTCGAAGCCGGCTACGACGAGACCCTCCGAGGGAGGCGGCTCATCGGTCGAGAGTTCTTGCCATGCCTCCACGTCGAAGGCTTGCTCGGTACGTCTGACGACCTGGTTCCCGAAGTATCTCCGAGCGTCGGCTTCGTCTGTCTGAGGATCTCGGATCTCGGCGATGATCCGCTCGAGGTCCATGACTTTAGAGAAGGGACCGTAGACGTGTTCGAGTCCTTCTCGGAGAGCTAGATCGTTATCCCAGTCGATGTCGACGGGGATCTGGCGGTGATCGAAGAGAAGACCGTCGTCTGGGATTCGTCCGTCTGCGATCGCTCGAGCGTGCTCGTGAGTTCCTTCCGCGACGGAGAGAAGTCCGGGCGCGTACATCGTGGAAGTCTCGAACGCCCAGGGCTCCGCGGTTTTACGCTTCGCTAGGTTACGTCGGACGGTAGCGTGCATCCGTTTAAGTTCGGGGAGGACGTAGAGGTGCGTCTCGTCGAAGACCGCGAACGTCTCGCGCCCTCCATCTTTAGAACTGTTAGACGCCGTCGAGGGGACGACGCTCCCTCCCCCAGCGGTGAAGGTACGAGTCAGACCGACATCGACGCCGGGATAGGTGTCTGAGAAGTTGTCTCTAAGGTGGGAGAGCATCTCTCGGACGTTGTCGTAAGTGTTCCCCGCTTGTCCCTCCTCTGTCGCTAGACATCGGATAAACGGCGAGCGGACGGGGCGACCTATCGGATCTCCCTTAGCGTTATTCCCATCGAAGCGGACCGGGCCGAGAAGTTCGGCGCAGACGAGCATCCCTGCGAGCTCACTCTTCGCTCGACCCTTCGGACGAGATAAGAACGCTCGACGGTAATAGCGACGACCGTCCTCCTCGCGGAGACGGTAAGCGTGACAGACGAAGCGGGCGAACTCTTCGTCGAGTTCTATCTGGTCGCCCTGGACATCGCCGGGACCGTGGACGAGGTAAGTCTCGATCCAGTCGATGATCTCCCAGCCGAGAGTCGGGAAGTCTACGGGGCCGAGAGTCACTCCTCGGAGAGGAGAGACTTACGCCTTAGCGCCCTACGATCCTCGAGGCTCCCTACCTCTGCCGCGGAGACCGTCACTACGGGAGCGACGTCTCCTAGTTTTAGACGTAGGTCCCGCTTCCCCTTCTGGGTAAGTCCGAGACCATCCATCCGAAGGCGAGACTCCGCCGCCCATTTCATCTCGCCCTCATCGACGAGCTGCCATAAGTGCGCGAGCTGGACGAGGCTCTCCGTATCGGCGCTCGACCATTGAGTCGAGGCGCCATCCTTCCACCATGAAGCCCAGGCGCGCAGGGTCGCCGCAGACCACGGTCCAGTCCCCCGACGTCGGTTAGGAAGTTTAGGAACCGGGCCATCGTGGAACGCCGGGACGGTTACCCACTCGCCCCTCTGAGGGACGGCGCGGTTAATGCGAACCGAGGGATCTTTAGGGACTGGGCCGCCTCGAGCCATCGCGGCCTCCGAGTTAGACGAGAAGGGATAGAACAGAATCGAGCGAAGATAAAGACCGAACCGAACCGGAATACGGTCGGCCGGTAATAGTGAGATAACGCCCCGACGAGTAAGCCTCGACGGTGCCTCCACGGAATGAGACTCGGCGGCCCCTCTCCAGATGACCGAGACCCCATACGTGCAAGCCATCCCCGGAGGGAGAGACCTCGACGTAAGTTGGAGGAAGTTCGGCGAGCAGGCTTGCGGCCCATTCGGCTAGGAGGTCACCGTCGAGGACATGGTCGAGATCGAGACAGACGAGGCCGTCTCCGTTAAGTACGAAGCCGAGGCCGGCGCCCGCGCTCGAGGAATGAGCCTCGGCGAAGTTCGACCAGGTCGACGGATCCGTAGATGAAGCCGCTCCCCCAGTAATCGAGAGAGGCCGCTTCGATGAAGTGTGTCGGATCCAGCGGTCCCTCGAGAGGAGCTCGGCGGGGATTACGCCGGCGAGTCCTTCACGGTGCGCGGCGTTCCGACATTTAGGCGAGCAGTATTTAACGTCCGCTCGACGGAGTGGAGAGATAGAGCTAGAGCAGTAAGAACACGATCGCACGCCCAGAACACTAGCACGCCGAGAAACGACTCTAGCGCTCTGACCTGCGGTAACGCTCGGAAGATCTGAGAGGTGATAGTTCTCCGGTACTCGGGAAGCGAGCCCAGGGGATCGTCGAGCCTCGGACCACACGTAGCGCCTCGAGGCCGTTTCTAGTCATTCATACACACGGCGAGCCGCAGTCCCCCTCGGCCCTTATTTTATTTTCCGTTAGGGGGTACCCCCCCACCCCTCCGAGAGTCCCGAAGATAGGCGAGGCGACTTGCTTCTCGATCCTCTGGGATCTTCGCCTTCTGACAGGCGAAGCAACACGCCGCGAGATTCGAGGGGTGATCGGTTCCGCCGGCGGCGCTGGGGATCTTATGGTCGACCGTGGAGGCGTCTCCTCCGCAGAGATAGCAGAGGCGACCGTCTCGCTCGAGGATCTGGAGTCGAGTCTTCCGCCATGTCGAGCTCTTAGTGCGCTCGGTCCCTGTCGAGTTTGTCCAGGGGGCGAGGGCGTGGAGTTGGCATCGGCCGCCGCCTTCGACGAGTGTTGGGCAGGCGGGCTCGGTGCATGGAGCGAAGCGTCGGATCATAGGTAGATCCTCGGGCCTAGTTCTGGAGTATGCCTGAAGGGTAACCGATGCCTAAGACATTTCGGGGCGGTTCGTAGTATGGGCGCCGGTTTTTTATTCGTAACGCTCACGAGGTCGCCCTATCGATCATCGCGCTAGTAATGCGTTTCCCGTCTCTGTGTGCTTCGAGGAGTTGAGTCGAGGGGAGTTTCGCGTGTTGTCTTGCGAAGTCGTAGCACCATCGGCAGAGGGGACCGTCGTCGATGTTGTCTAGGCCGTGGGTCTCGACGTGTGACGGTTGGAGGTTCGAGCGTCCGAGTGAGTCTTTGATGCGTTGGCACGACTGGCACCATGTGATCGAGCTCGGGGTCTTGTCTCCTTCTCGGTAGGCGGCTGGGATCGTTGCGATCTTCGATAGGCGGACGATCGCTTCGAGTTGGCGCTGGACTGTCTTTAGGTTCTGGTCGATCTCTCTTAGGGCTTTACCGTAGGGGTCGTCGATGCCGGCGGCTATGAGTCGTCCTATCGGGTCGGAGGTTCCAGTCGATCCGATCGTTCCGGCTTGGGAGGACTGTGTGGGGTAGCCGAGGGCTCGGTGTTCGGTTAGGCGTCTGGTCGCTTCGTCGAGGAGTGTTCCCTGGGTTCCTTTGTGGGTTAGTTGGTCTAGGTCGTGTTGGATTCGTCGGATGAGTGAGTGGCGTTCGCTTGTTCTCATGTTGTCCTCCTAGAAGATGTCGTCGTCGGTGGTTGGGGGGTCCTCGTTCTTCGCGCCGTCTTGCGCCCCTATTAAGGGGGGGGGCGCGAGGGGCGCGAAGGTTTCGGTCTGTTCCCGCTCGGTTGGGGCGCGAAGGGGCGCGAGCGGGGGCGTAAGGGGGGCGCGAAGGGGCGCGGAGGGGCGCGAAGGATCCGGGGGGTCGTTTTGGGTGGGGGCGCGAAGGGGGCGCGAAGGGCTTCGCGCCCCGTCGTCGTCGGCCTCGAACGGTTTCTCGAGGCGGTAGAAGTAGGAGCCGGATCTGAGTCCGCTCCTCTGGACGAGATGCCCTTCGATGACGAGGCGTAAGACTGCGGCCTTGATGACGTCCTTCTTCCGTTCGATGGGGCGTGCTTGTCCGTCTCTGGGGTTTAGGTCTTGGAGTAAGAACTCGAAGCCGTCGCCCTGGGCGATCGCCCAGTCGGAGATCTCTTCCATGACGTGAGTCGGCCGGAACTCTCCGCTCGAGGTGATCGGACCCTCGGAGTGTGTGGCGGAGATGAGGATCGTGTCCTGGTCCCCTGGGGTTAGGGTGATCTC